GATCAAATTATTTACCGACCAGATCTAGGTGGTAAAAACCGTAACGAGCTTTACCGTATCGCAGATGTTATGGGATATCTAACAACTGTTACTACAGGTGAAGGTAAAAATGCCCGCGTTATTAATTTTAAACCCTCGCCTACACATCATGCGAAAAACTCAGGTGCTTTAGGCGGTGAAACCGGTGAAGTATGGGTACCTGATCTTAAAGCACACCCTACTTTCTTGGCTGACCTGATTACTCAAGCTAAAGATCACATTAACACCTTAACGCCTGCACAACTTGCAGCAGCTAAAGCCCAAGAAGAGCTAGAAAACTGGAAACAAAGCTGTGAGGAAGCTGAGCATGCAGGTGACCTTAATCAATTAACGGAATCGCTTGATAAAGAACATATGTATTACCAGAACATGCGACAAGCAATGTTAATGAGAGCTAAAGCATTGAATTGCACGTTTGATAAGCAACGTGGCACTTGGATTAGTCCACCTGAATTTAACGGTATCTCAGATCAACAAAGAGATGAACTTCAAAACTTTATTGCTGAACGTGGCCTCGATGTAAAAACAGTTTGTGAGCACTTCGGCATAGATGCCCTTATTCAAATTGAAGCAGCAAATCTGCCAGCAGTTAAACAAGACATTGAAACATTAGCTAAAACGGGGATGACAGCATGAATAATCTAATCACTGCAGCTGAAGCATTTGCAGCTCTTCAAAAAGGTAAAACTGTTCTTTGTCGTCCTATTGGAGACATGTTGGACTTTTCTGACTTAGATCAATTCCCCGCTTCTGTTTTTGGTAAACCGGGTTTTGAATTCTGCATCAAAATCGAAACTATTGAGCTGGCTGGCATTACATTCACAAAGCCATTAACTATTGATGAATATGAGGAAGGACAGGATGTTTTTGTAATTACTACATATTCGCCTTCTATTTACGTCGTGAATTTTAGAACCACCGCATTAATTGAATCTATTAATAGCGGCTTTGTTCAACGTGATGCAGAAAACGCCAAGCTTCAATTAAAAGCACTATCTAAAGCGTTAGGTTTTGAAGTTAGTGACGATTTTAGTGTTATTCGCCTTGGTGAAGAGCCCAAAAAACAGCGAGGCAAAAAATCAAAAGCAGAAAAGCCTAGCGACGTTATTTCTGCAGAAACTCAACCAACAATTGTTATTACCGAACAAACAAATGTCACCACATCTGAGGATCTGTTAGTTCCAGAAACTAACGAGCCTAAAGTAGATCCTGAGTATCTGAAAGCATTAGATGCTCTTCTTCAGCGTGTAAAAGAATCAAAAACACCTGAAGAGGTAAATGCTGTTTATCGATATACCCGTACGTGGAATGACAAACAAATGGAACCTCTCCTCGTTGCCACTCACAAACGACTTGAAGAGCTAGAAAAAGAAAAGGCATCTGCTAATGAGCCACCCTCTTTAATGGTTCAAATCCAAACTGCACCAGACCTTACAACGCTAGATGCTTTGGAAATAGACGTGGCTGCACGAGATCCGCAGATTCAACCGAAGCTAATGGGGTATGTGAGAAAACGCCGCTATGAATTAGAAAATCCTACACCTACCCAACCTGAAGCTGATCCTGATTATCTATTAGTGGACGGTTTCTAATGAAAGATCAGTACAAGAAAGTGAGCCAAAAACACATGCTTGGTTTTATGTACTACTTGCAATTGCTGGGCTACGTAATAGTCCGGCAAGGCATGGATCAAGCAATGTTTCTAACCAAACATTATGCGGTACCAGTCGCTTGGCGGCGAATAACAATCGACTATCACAACCGATTAAACAAACCCGCTCAACAACTTTATAAAGAGTTTGTTGAGTGGACTAAAGAAGAATATTTGAGGGCTTAGGTAATGATTGATCTAAATAAAAAAAGAGAAGCTTTTGAAAGATTTCATGCCAAAGAATGTAATTGCAGTTATGAAAGTTTAAAACGTCAACTAGATAGACAAGAGGCACTAACAGGACACAGATATTTACCAACTAGTCCTCGTCATGAAGCTTGGTTGATTTGGGATGCCGCATGGAATGACGCCAGTGCTCAGGTGTTGCCGACTTGGATCAGCGTGGATGATGAATGGCCGCCAACTGACATAATGGTACTTATTTGTTGGGCTGATGCACCTGATGTTACCCCCGAACAAGACTATATGACTATTGATGAAGATTTAAATAGTGTATGGGCAAATTATCATAATGATGCGCCTTCACACTGGATGCATTTTCATAGTGTGCCAAACGTATCGGGAGCTGAAGGATGAGTGAATCAACTTTATGGGCAGTTGCAATGCGACCTGAAGGCGATAGCCCTTTTAAACAAACCCCAGCAGCCTCAAAAGAGATAGCGGAGCGAGCTGTTGATCGTTATAGAAAAATGCATGAAAAGGAAGGCAACAACTTTTTCTTAGAAATTTTCGATGATGTTATCAAAGTCCAGAAATGGCACGGCACCCGTAAGGATCATATTAAAAAACTATTTTATGTAGAAAGCTGGTTCAACCAAGCAATGTATCAATGCTTTGATTTGAAGACTGCTGAACGTGTTTTTAAATTTGATGAAATTGTAATTTGCTACAAGAAAGGTTCTGCTCCCCTTGTAACCAAAAGCTTTGATGAGGCAAAACAATTTTACGGATATGGAGCTGAGGAATGAAATATCAAATACAACCAACACAAGTACCGGATGATTTAAATAGCTGCTGGTTCCATCCTGATATAGAGCTACATGACACAATTGGAGAGCATGCTGAGTTTTATACAAAAGAACAATGGGCACAACTGCAAAAGAACCTTGGTGTTTCTATAAAAATCGAAAACCTTGACTATTGGGATATTGAAGAGATTCCAGAAGATAATCTTAGTGATTGGTCCAACTGGAAGCCGCAGCCACCACAAGAAGGCTTATTTCTAATAGCAGCATTTGATTCAGAAAATGGCCCTGTTCTTTGGTGGGCAAACCCTAAAGCGGAAAGTAAGGAGGAGTAAATGGGACAAATAGTTAAAATAGAGGCTAGCATTCTAGAAAAGATTGTTGCTGTAGCTGAACGTATTGCTCAGTCAAAAGAAGAACGCCGAGTTGGTCGTGAAGAATTTGCACACATGCTCAATATCGAACCTGAAACTCTAGACGCTCGGATTCGTGAAGGCAGATACCAAAGGCCATACAAGGATGGGCGAAAAAGTTTTTGGTTATTGTCCTACGTGCAATCTGTCGTTACAGACACAAAAGAATCTGGTAAAGTAGCCACCTATTGA